CGCAATACCCATTCAGGCAATGGGCATTGAAAGTTCAGGAGGGAATCAACCGCGCAAGCAAGATTGTGGGTGTTGATGTTGACAGTAGCAAGAAATTATTGATAGTTTATCAGATTGACGGAACCGTGTTCGGTGATTTGAGCGAACAGGCGGGCAGTAATTTGGTACCAATTATAAGTAGTGAGTAGAAAAATATATTTTATGGAAATATGGAAAGATGTAAAAGGTTTTGAGGGTTGTTATCAAGTTAGCAATTATGGGAGAGTTAAAAATTTAAGCAGGCTGGTGCCGGGTAAGTTAAATTCAATCAGGGAAATCGCAGAAAAGCTATTGTCGCCCAGATATGATGGCCATCATTACTACAAAGTAGCATTGCATAAGGATAGGCAGCGAAACAATATAGCGATTCACAGGCTAGTCGCTATTGCCTTTATTCCAAATCCAGATAATAAGCCTTTTATTAACCATATAGACGGCAACCCGTTGAATAATCATGTTGACAATTTAGAGTGGTGTACGCCTTCTGAAAACGTGTCGCATGCATTTAGAATTGGGTTGCAAAAGGCAAGATGCGGAACCGAGCATCCGGGAGCTCGCCCGATTTTTCAATACACTTTAGGGGGTGAGCTAGTCCGCAGATTTGATTATATACGTCAAGCAGCAAGTGAAACAAATATTAGAGAGGAGGCGATTGCCCAATGCTTGCGAGGCAATAATAAAACATCTGGCGGTTACAAATGGAAGTACGCATAAATAAAATAAAATGGGACAAATTAGATTAGGTATCGGAGCGGTCAATATCACTAATCACCTCATTGGGGTGGCAAGAAAAACTACAACGCCTTTGGTTATCGAGGCACAGGAATCTTACGCGCCACCGCACCCAATGACACGCAATGTGGTTATACCAGCTGTTGGCGATATTGACCCCGTTATATATTACGTGGATTTTTACGAGTCGTCTGACGGCATAGCCCTTGACCTTCTTCTTTCCCAATTCGTTTATGATCTTAAGAACAAAATAGTAATTGCTGAACGCCGGTTCTATGTAGTCGGCGGGCCAGGCGCTAACGATCCAGCGCCAGACCAGCAGATATTAATTGACGCATACCTAGACGGCAAAACAATTACCGGCGTATTCAAAGAGGGATTCAGATACCTGCGGCCCGATACAGAAAACATTGTTGAATGGGAACCGTACACCGGCGGGGGTATCGAACTGCAGGGAGATTTGTATTTCAATGGCGGAGAGGTGTATACTGTCGAAATAAGTTACCTGGCCGACCAGACACAGGTAGCGGGCGGCGGCATGTATAGCGGTGTAGATCTGATCGATGTAGACACTACGTTGTCAACATCTAACCGTAACAAGCGTTTACGATGTCATGCAGCTGCGGCAAGTTCTTTAGTCGTAACACTTGAATCGGTAGCCCTTGTTCCTGACGGCACATTTTATCACTTTACAACGAATGCGGGTACGCATAATCAGACAAGAATATTGCCGGCGGGGTCGGAAACTATACTATTAAACGGGGAGAACTATCCGGAGCTATGGGTTGGCAAGGGCGAGTTTTTACGGATTGTAAAAGTCGGTTCAATATGGGAAGCCGAGATGGCGCATGATAATATCTTAAGGGTAGGCGAACGATTTGCCGGCACCTGGAAAGATCATCCGTCAACCAAACCGGAAGATGCCACATTGTACGATGGCGACGAATGGCCGCGTATCTGGTGGTGGATAAGTAACAAATTGCCATCAACGCACAAGATAACCGATGACACAGTGATCAATGGCGGGTATGCTCACCCGACGGGCAGGGTAGGCCAGTTCGTAGTTCACTCGACGCTAAAAAAGTTCAGGTTACCTAACACGCAGAACATTTCCGAACGCGCGTTGAAAAATTTCACATCGTATGGTAGTGATTCGGAGCGCGTTTATGATTACCCAGGCGGCCTGCAGAATGAAATGATAGGGCCGCACGTTCACTCCTTACCCGCTGATGCATCTGGCGCTGCTGATATTCAATCTTTAGTCAACTCTGGAAATGCTGATGAAGGGATAAGCACGAGCCATTTAACAGGATACAATATAGGTGGTACAGAAAACAGAGTAAAAAACATAGGAACAATTTATTTGCGTAGATTTTAAAACTTTCAGAAACATTTGAAAAAGACATAATTTTAATACATGAAAGCTCCAACATCATTGGAGCCAAAACCACTAAAGGCTTTCCGGGATAAATACCTGGCAGTCGTAATGATGGTGGCGGCTCTTTTAATTACTTCTATCGTTTCGGCGCAAACGGATTCATTAAAGTATTCGCAGATCAACGGATATGGGTTTAAGTACAAGCGCATGGCCTTTGATAGCGTTTTGATGATTCCTAATTCAGCATCGCCTCACGCGCCATACCGGGCCGGCGCTTTACGTTATCGGGCGTCGGATTCAACCCTTCAAATATGGACCGGCTATCAATGGAGTTCAATAGTAACTGGGAGTACAGGTATTGATACGGCCTACATGCTGAATGATACGGTGCTTGCTATTGAGACGCCAGGTGAAAACTATTTATTACAGGTCGCCAAAAGGCATGTCGATTCTTTATACCGAAAACCTGGACAGGATTCTATATTCTATAAAATATACGGCGTCGAGAGAGCAATCAAAGACAGCAGCGGCACTAATGTAGTTCTCACCAACGTCGGCACCGGCTTTCGCCGTGTCACTACTCCCAACGGCAGCATAAAGACAGACATCTACGGTTACGGACTTAACGGCGACAGCGCAGCGACGGCGAACACAATAACGGTGCAAGCAGACACGAGCGAAACTAACCACCTCGTCACGCAATCTGACCTTAACGACGCCATAGCGGGAGTCGTCATATCACCGGCGGGGTCAGACCGGCAGATACAGATCAACGATGCTGGGGTGTTTGGGGTGCAGTCAGGAGTAAGCGTTACGAATCAGGGGGCGGTTGTCGCAGACTCTACTAGAGTCTTGCGGCATGTCGTTAAAGGAGATTCTAGTATAGTTAAAAAAATTGAATTTGCTAAGTCCAGCCTTAGGGATGGTGCTACTGTAGGGTTTATCGGGTTCAGTGAAGAAGAAAATCAGTATGAAACAGCTACTATTGACAATACAACATATTGGGGTATCGGTACGCCTGAAGTTGGTGGAACACATTCCATGCTTGTTAAGATGGAAAATAACTGGACGCCGTTCCCTGGCGCAACATACAGGCAGAAAGAATTTTATTTACAAATTCATTACCCAACAGGGGCAATACTAAGACCTATTTCATGGACTGGTTCGATCCTTGGCAATGACGGAACCTGGATACAGAGAGGTAATTTGAATTCATACACTGATTGGGATGGTCGGTTTAATTTAGGTGGATTCTCACGCGGCGTCGGTGAATTTACAACGTATCATAATTTTAGCGGAAGCGGGAATATTAAGCTGCATATAGTTGATTCTACAATAGCAACAGGCAACACGATAGCTGCTGGTTTAACAATAACGGGGCAGATAGCAGGTGGTGGTAGACTTAATACAACTGCAATACACGGACAAGAAATAGATTACAATTGGGAATCAGCTCCTGTATTTCGCGCTACCGCTCCAAGTATGAATTCGTCGAACTTCAATTATGTGTTTGCAATTCCAAATTCTAATACAGGGCACAGGCTTATAGTTAATAAAGGGTCAGGCATATTTGATGACGTTGCAATGTGGATACATAATGACGGAAGAACGGTAGTTGGTAATGCGAATAATTTTTGGCCAAGCTATAAATTCCAAGCGCATAATGGCATTAATTCTTTTGTCTTCGGCGATTGGGATACCGATAATACAACTATTTTGTATAGTGGCGCATTCTCTCACCGGTTGACCGCTGGCGGTGGCGGCACTGGCATGGGTGCGGGTTATAGATTTGAAGCCGATAATGGTTCCAATACACCAACAACCATAGCCGATATTGCAGGCGTGTGGAACGGGACGCCAACAGCAGGGAGTGAGAACGGTGATATAATATTCCGTACCCGCAGAGCCGGAACTTTAACCGAAGCGGCGAGGGTCAAAGCCAACGGTCACGTATCGACAACAGACGAGGCATATGACGCGACAGCTTGGAACGGGAACACGGAGGTGCCAACTAAGAATGCGATAAGGGATAAGATTGAGTCATTGGGTACAGGTATCACCTCAATAAACAGCATGACCGGCCCGGCTATAACTATACAAGGAGGAACCGGAACATCTGTTAGTAGTTCTACCAATACGGTAACAGTTGAAGTGGTGCCAAGTAGCACCGCACTTGCGCATACGTTAGATGTGCAATATGTTACTCAAGGAAATACCGGTACAAGTGAAACAGATTTGTTCTCTTATACTTTGCCCGCTAACAAACTTTCGGTCGATGGTCGCACCGTTAATTTCGAAATTGATGGCGAGGTGAATGATAATACTGCCACGGCGCAGATAAAACTTTATTTCGGCGGCAATACAACTTTAAACACCGGCGCTATAAATATCTCAACCGCAAACACCGGTTGGCGATTGAAAGGTTATATAGTTCGTACCAGCTCAACAACGGCGCACGTTACTTACGAGCTGCATGCACCAGGCCTTGCGACGGCGGTTTTTGTTGGATATAACAACTTGACAAGCCTGGACTTTACGGCAGGTAACATATTTAAAATAACAGCGCAGGCAGGTGGAGCAGGTGGAGGCAATAGCGATATAACGGCCCATAGCTGGCAGGTAACGTATAAGCCGATACCGTTATAATTATTCACCCTATCCTATACATTAACCAACAGACCTAACCCCGATGAATACACAATCGGATTAAAACAATGAGACACGATACAATGCACGAACCTGGCATCGGCAATGTCTACATGACAATTGTAACAACGATCTTGTTTTTCATTTCTCGGTTTGCGCTTAGCGATGTTGCAGCCATTGCTGCCATCTTCGCAGGCGTTACAACCGGGGCATATAATGTATATAGATTTATTAAAGACCGTAAAAACAAAACCCCATGAATAATTATGTCATACTTGCCCTGGGTTGGTTTCTCGGCCAGCTTGGATATGCGGCAGTAAGCGCTTACATATTGCAACGCGATAAACCCGGTATTACATATCCACAGGCATTGCGCGTATACTTCGCAAAAGAGGTTGGATCGTTTGCCATGGCGTTTACGGCGCTGCTTATTATCATGTTTATTGCGAATGACTTCGTGACGGTGGAGATAACGAGGAAGGACTTATTAAACAAAGAGGCTTTAACCTGGAAAGAAAAGCTGATTGTATACCAACGTACGTGTAGTGTGTTCTTCGGCGCCTTCTCGCAGCATATCATTTATGTGGCGTTCAAAAAGGGCAAGAAGGCTATTGAAGATTTTGCTGCAAAAAATAACATTAACGAGATCAAATGAAACCCAAACACTGGATAATAATAATACTCATAATCGGCGCGGCCATCCTGCTCTACTTCCTATTGCACGACAAGCCACTACCCGACAGCCACAATGACGACTATAACCGAATTGTCAGCATCAACAAGGCATTCCAGAAAAGAGAAGATTCACTATTGCGCAGATCGGACAGTCTCGAACGTTCGGGCCGGTCAAAGGATAGTGTTATTGCTTCACTGAAAGCCGAAAAGAAGGCGACACAGAAAGAGGCGGACAAGTACGCCGCATCTGCAACAAGGCTGGCTAAAGAGGTTAAGGAGCTTCGTAAGGGGGATACAAGTGAGTTCGCGCACAAGTGCGACAGCCTCGCCGAGCAGGCGCAGAGCTTTGCCTTCCTCTACGAACAGTATAAAGGTTACAGCGACAGCCTCACGGCGGTAATGGACAGCCAGGGCGAGGATTACGTTAACGCTTTGGAAGAACGGCGCAAACTGTACGATGAATTGAAACGGCAGTATGACGCGCTGATGGAAGCGTACAAAACACTGTTTGCTGATTATACCAGTGCGCGGAAGACGATCAAACGGGAGAAATTGAAAACAAAACTCGCGGCACTGCTCGGGCTGATTGGCGGGGCGGCAGCGGTTATCAAATAATCCTTGACAACTGAAAAAGTATGAAAACAAAGGATGATGTAAAAGTTGAAGGTAAGCCAGTATTCTATGCTGTGCTTTATAATGACATGAAGAAAGCGGCTTTAGAGTTGGGTTATGCGTTGGCTATGCATGGCAGTATGCACAGCGATATGGATTTAATAGCTGTACCATGGGTGCAAGACGCTAAGCCGGTCGAAGAACTTGCCGCTGCTATTAATAACTGCATTGGCAACACAGTATGGAAGGAACACAATTTATCTAAGACAGAAGAAAGACCGCATGGGCGAGTTATATACTCTTTGTCTATCATGGGCGATTGGCACATTGATTTATCGATCATACGGCCTAAATAAAAAAGCCCACCGTTACTAGCCAGTGGACTTGTAAGCAAACCCTACTTAATCTGCTTAGGATTCAAATTTAACCAAATTATATTTTATGGCAAACGAAAAAAAGACATGGTTGCAGAAGTATTGGAAAGATTTATTGCTGACCATTACTGTGGTGTTCGTAGTATTCTACGTTGCAGTATTCTCGGGCGTATGGGCGGACCGTAATTACAAAACAGACTTCTGGCCGAACTTCTTTAAATGGACTGGTATTATACTAGGCATATTGATCTTAGCTGGTTGGGTAGTTGGCTGGACTAGTCAAAACAGGCGCAACAGACCATGATCACCTACCTAATCAACCAGCTGGCACTTGCAGTGTTCAACCTCTGCAATGTAAAGATTGACGCCTATCGCATTCTTAAGAACAAAAAGATTGCCCACGGTATCAACTTCGCTGCATATGCGCTGTTCTGCGCATTGCTCTGCTGGCTGGCCCGGTGGGATGTGTGGCAGGTGGTGATCTTTTGCGTGTCCGCATTCTGCAACCGGCAATTCACCTTCGATATTCCGCTGAACATTAAGCGTGGCCTCAAGTGGGACTACGTAACCAAAGCCGACCCGCCGAAGTCCATTCTCGATAGAATTGAGATCCGAATATTTGGGCGTAATGGCCGGGCGCCATTCCTGGTTTATGGGGTGGTGTGGGTGGTTTGTTTAATTATTAAAATTTGGGTATGACCGAAATAAAAACACTCGACCAACGCGGCCGGGACTTTCTGGCAAAGGAGGAAGGTATAGTATTGAACCCCTACCTCGACAGCGTTGGCATTCCCACAATAGGCATCGGCTGTACGTTCTACCCGAATGGGAAGCGTGTTACGATGAAGGACAAGCCGTTAAAGAACGTGCAAGCTGCTTGGGATCTATTCGATGCAGTTAATAGCAACTTCATGCTGACCGTCTACAGCACAACCCGTGACGACATCAACCAGAATCAATTTAACGCCCTGGTGAGCCTGTGTTACAATATTGGCACTGCAGGCTTCAAAGGGTCAACAGTACTGAAGCTGGTAAATAAAAATCCGAACGATTCGAAAATTGCAGCAGCATTTGAAATGTGGAAGAATGCCGGGGGCCGGCCGATATTGTTAGGGAGAAGAAGGAGGGAGGCGAAATTGTATTTTAGTTAAGGATGTAACGAATCGTTACACCCTTTTTGTAACTTTATTTCTAAATTATTACATCATGACCGTAAAGGAACTAAAAGAAAAACTGGCCAATGCGCCGGATGATATGGAGGTGATGGTTGAAGTGCCCAACCATCTCAAACCCGGCATGTTTGCATTTGCACCTGCATGTTCATGCGATACTGGTGTGACAACTTTAGGCCCTGCAGAAGATGGCACAGGCGGCGGCGAAAATGTTTTCTTAGTTCTGCCGCATGGATCAGGTGTGCCCGAAGACGAAATAGATAATGAGGAAAATAGAAGCCCTGAATTGAATTAACTCTTTTTTCTACAAACACAGGTTCAGAGGGAGCCCCGGCAGTGGTCGGGGCTTATTGTTTAACTATGCGGGTATATTACGTGGTAAGCCTTATTAAATCGCTTCAGTTCGTTTATCATATTCTGCGATCCTCTACTTTGCCCATCCCAAAATACGATAGCTCTGTCGCAATACTCTGCCATATGTTTATTTCGAATAGGTCCCGCAGACCTTCCGAATTTATCCCAGTCAGCAGGGAATAGCTTTACTGGAATGTTATTTTGCTTTGCCCAATCTTCGCCTAATTTATCCGGGCCTGTCTTACAATGGCCCGATACCACTTCGGAAGGGACGCCAAATAGTTTTACGAGTTCATTCATCTTGTCGTTAAAGTTCCCGTTAGTTGGGTAGTCTCTGCTACCTGCTATTAGAAGTTTCATGCTTTAACTATTAATATTCTTTCTCCTTACTGAAAAGTCTTTCAATTCAATTGTCTTTCCAATATCAAACATGCTGCACCGCTCGCATTCACGAACGCACCACCGGTTGGGGATGCCTTCTTTATTTACCGGTTTCTTGTCGCGTCCTTCCCATGTACCTGGATGTCCTGGCGCTTCGCCAAGCTCACCGTCCGATAAATATTCATAATCATCAGGGTCGTCTGATAATTCATTTCGAGGGCGCGTATTAATTCCCCATGCCTTGTTGCATTTCTCATCACACGCAACAATCACCTGCTCCCCGAAGTATGTAATTTCTGCTTTCATCCCCTTCGCCGTTACCGTCGCGGCTGCGGTTTTAGTTAGGCCACATCGGCTTGAATATTTAAACGCTCATTGTTGTTGTCTGGATAAGCATCCTCGACTGGCGCTGTCTTAGT